CTGAAAGTTGCAATACTATATCACTATTTAGAGCATTTGTTCCTGAAGTATCCTGGTAAGTTATCATTGCACCCATTGACGAAGTTGAGGATGTTGTGATTGCTGGGCAAGTAAAATTACCTGTTGCATTAATTACTGCAACATCATCTCCAACACCATCAAAATCTATTCTAAAATATGCTCCAACACCTGCACTATCAGTATGAAAACCATGTGTATCAGTATTGTTATCAATCATTTTATCTAAACCATCAGACAAATTTAATCCACTTTGTGTAAGAGTTACTCCAGATAAATCAACTTCTGTTGAACCACTACCACCTTCATATAGTTTTATTTCTCTATGATACTGACCACCTTGTGCTGAATCTGTTTTATAAAATTCATAGTATCTGTAAGCAGTTGTATTTGAAAAATATCCACTATCTGCATAAGCATTAGGGTTTGATGATACATTCATTGTGTTACCTAAATTAGTCCAAGATGAAGCATTATTTGAACCTCTAAATTGCCAAACTGCATAAGCAGTAGCATTTGTATAAATTTTTGCTTTAGTTAAAATTTTTGTATCTCCTGCTGATGTAGTTGCTGCTCTAACATATTCACCAGAATTTCTTTCAGTTGTAGCACCATTTGTATAACCTGAACTATCTTGAAATACATCTATGTATTGAGAACTTGTTCCTACAGCAGCCCTATTTGATTGTGTAGCTTCTCTTAATGCAAGAGTAGATAAATCGTTAACAATTTTATCATCATCAAATTCTGTAACATCAATATTAATTGGTCTACCTGTAGAGGCTACATTGTTTGCAAAATTTCTTGTTCTTGTTCCCATTTTATCCTACTGTTTTGGTAAATACCTAAATTGTATTTCTGCACCACTTCCTGGAGCGGTTGCAAAGGTTAAAGTTGTTCCTGAAATTGTATAGTCGTCTGTTGGCACTAAACAAACTCCGTTTACAAATAATAATACATCTTCTACTGTTCTATTAGCAGCTATTGTAAATGCTGTCGTAGAAGCGTCACCTGTTGCCGTATCTTTTGAATGTTGTAAAGTATTTGCTGGTAAAGTTAAAGTTTTTCCTGTCAAGTCAAAAGTTGTGTGAATATGTGAACCTTGTATAGAAGCGTCTGGCACAAAATGTGAACCTTGTGCTTTACCTTGATAAACGCAATACATATCATCTCCTGTTGTAGGAGCTTCTGACATGGTCAAAGTTGTTCCAGCAGCTGTGTAAGATTTACCTGTTCCAGGCTCTTGTCTTACATTATTGATAAACAATTCAAGCTCGTTCTCATTTGATACGGTATGAGTTAATGTAAATGCCGTAGTAGAACTATCAGGCGTAAACGATTGTTTAGCCGTGCTATGAAAAGTATCCGCTGGTTTATTTCCTATGTATGCCATCTAATCTTCTATTTCCTATTATGTTGATATTGCGTCAACAGCGCTCACCCAAACATCAGCTGAACTAGCTGTGTCTGAAATTACTTTTAATGCGTCACCGGAATGCATAACAAACCGTGAACCGCCATCAATAATTTGTAACATACCACCTTGAACAATCGGAGCACTTTTGACTAAGTAAATGTCATTGCTACCATCATTGATATAAACATCAACATTGATTGTCGCTGAGGCTACATTACAAACAGAAATTCCTACAACTGTGTCATAAGAGTCGGCAGTCAATACTGTCGCAGCTCCTGTGCCTACATTGTTTGAGGTATATCGTCTAAAGTTTTGTGCCATTTTTTATTTCCTCTTATTATTTATTATAAAGCAACAGCCATTGCAATTGCAAAACCACTTGTTGGTATACTAGCTGGGTCAAATCTTCCTGCTCCTGCATTCCAGACTAAAGCTTGTTGGTCTGTTATACTAGCAATACTTCCTACATTACCAAAATCTGCAATAGAACCGTTTTCTGTTAATATTTTTACCCAACCACCTGCGTCTGCAACATATGGATTATTACCACCAATATCATATGCAAACATACCCTCGTATGTTGCAGCTGTTGGTAATGAACCTGTGTTTGCAAAATTAAATCTTATTTTATTACCTGAACTTGTTAAATCAATTGTTCCTGTTGCACCATCTAAACTTAAATTTGTAATTGTTGTTTGTGTTCCGCCTAAACTAATTGCGTCATCACCAATAGTTACCGTAGAGTTTGCTAAGTTAGCATTTGTAATTCCAGCAGAACCAGATAAGTTAGCATTTACTATTCCTGAAATTGTATTTGAACCAGCTGCAATTGTTTTATTTGTTAAAGTATCTGTAGTATCTTTTAATACGATAGTACCGGTCGAATTTGGAATAGTAACTGTTCTATCTGCTGTAGGATTTTCTACTGTTAAAACTGTTTCAAAATCGTCTGAGGTTGTTCCTTCAAATGTAAATGAATTTGTTACTTCTATTGTAGTAGAGTCTATAATTGATTGAGTACCTAATACATTAAAGTTACCTGTAACAGTTAAACTACCTGGTACTGTAATAGCACTTGGTAAACCTAAAGTTAAAGTGTCGCCTGATTGAGCAGTAGTAATTTGATTTGTTGTACCACTTACAGTTAATGTATCTCCTAAATCAATTGCTGTACTACCTGAATCTCCTGAAAGAGTTATAGTTGAATTTGCTAATGAACTATTGGCAATATTCGTAATTGTGTTATCAGGACCATTAATTGTTTTATTTGTAAGAGTAGTTGAAGATGAACCTGTAATAATAGTATTGTCAACTGCAAGAGTAAGATTATTACCTGAAATTGTTGAGGTAATACCAGTACCACCTAAGATTTTAAAAACTTCACCATTTGCTGAAACTATGGTTTCAGTAGAACTATCATCATGTATTTTGATAGTACCGTTTATAACAGTACCATTACCTAAGGCTGTATAGATTTCTGTAAAGTTAGCGTTAACTTTCTCAGCACCGGCTCGGAGGTTATCTCCTGTTCCGTCATTTGCTAATGAACCTCTATTAATTAAATTTAATGCCATATGTTTTTTAAACCTCTAAGACTATTTATAAACTTTCCTATGGTGTTGTATCATCAAATGTAATATTTGTATTGTCAAATTTGGTTACCGTGTTACTAAACAATTCAAGACTTACAGAAAATTGAGTAGGAAACGCATAATTTGTTTTTAATGAACCACCTAGTAATGTATTGAATATAGAATATGGTACTTCTTGACCGTCAAAATCTGTTTTAGTACCTATAATTCTCAATGAATTTAATGCCTGAAAAGTGTTTGCCTTTGAATTAGGTGATGATGTACCAAATATAGTATTTGCATGTTTATTGATTGAACTAAATCTAGGTCCTGCGTATGCGTAACCTTGTCTAACATCATGGTCAATACCAGACTTATCTGCTATTTTGTTTCTTTGTCTACTTAAATAGTCAATTTCTATATTTTCTCTTGTAGCAGTCAAATCTCTTGTAGTAGAAGAGAAAGGGTCTTCAAAATCATTACTTACATCTATTGTTTCACTTCTTGTGTGGGCGTTTGGTCTTAATGATGTACCATCACTATTTGTTCCTAATCTTCTACCAAATACAGTTAAGAAGATAGTATTTGCAATTTGTAAGAATGGTACTTCTTCTCTACCTGAAGTCACACCTTTAACAGGACCACCAGCAGTTACCGTAACTCTTGATTCAATATCTACTTGACCTGTAAAGTAAAAACCTGCTGTGTGCATTGTCTTTTTAAATGCGTCACGCCATTGTGAAATTGAACGACCTACTTTAATTACATAAGAATAATCTTGATAGTATAAACTATCTTGAACTCTCATAGTTGTTTCAGAAAGTTTACCTCTTTCACTAATAAATGCGCCGTCTGTGTCTGATACTGATACAACATCTACCGAAGCAGCTGCTCTATCTAATTTTTTAAGTGTACATGTTCCTGATGTAGATGATGTTAATGTATCATCAATTGCAAAAGTGCCTGTCACATCTTTTATCTTTAATAGACCTCTATCTGCGTCAAGATTAACAATTGTTCCTGAACCACCAGATGAACTTGTTATACTGTTTGTAGTTAAAAAGGTACCTGAAACATTTGTTACAATACCGTTATTAAAGAAACCTAATGTAGGTGGTGTAGGAGAGTCTTCATAACTTCTACCTAATTCTACCGTTTTAACCTTTACAATTTTACCAATATCTGTACCAAATGCTTTTATAACTGCATTACTACCTGTTGATGAAGTTACTGATACTGTAGGTAAAGAAGTATATTGATTACCACCATTTGTCAAAAAGAAATCTGTAATTTCTTGTAGACCTGTAAATTTTTCCTGTACTAATACTTTACCATCATATTGGTCGCCTCTAGTTGTTTCATCTTCAAAAACAATTCTATCACCTGTTGACATGTCAGTTGTATTATCTTCACCAGAAAAACCACCATTTACAATTTTAACAAACCCGGCAGCATTACTACCATTTGTTCCCGTATTTGTAAAGGATAAACTATCACCTATATTATAACCTGCACCTGCATTATCAATAACCATATCTGTAATAGAACCTGGACCTATTTCTTCTACTTGAAATAATGCACCCTCTCCACCAGCAGTTAGTGATATTGTGTCTGTAGTAGAGTTTAATGAACCGTCATTGGTAATATTCTTATTACCTGGAATACCTGTAACATTTGCTTTAATAAAGTAATCGTCATTATCAGTTTCAGTACCTCTAACTTCTTCACCTACTGTAAATGTGCCTTGTATAGAATCTTCATTTAAAATTAATTGTGTTACTGTTTTGTCACCTATTTGAAACTGTGATGTATTTTCTACAATAGCAGTTGTATTAGATGATTGACCTGTAATTGTTCTACCAACTAATTGATTAGCGTCACCCACAGAAGCAATAACTCTTAATACTTTTAATGAATCAAATTGACCATCTGAGGCCTTAAGCATTTGTTCTCTAGGATAAATTGTTTCAGAGGTTTCACCAAAAAGTATTCTAAAAAACATTTCATGGCC